GGGTCTGAAGAGGCCAGCTTGTCCCAGATGTCGAGGTTATTAGTCATTGTTGGTTCTCCTTGTTATGCGGAGTGATCCCCGCTTGTCTCGTTTGATTGTAAGGTGGTCGCAGTAAACTTCTCGTTCGTTACTGCCGACCATTTGTTTAAGATCTTTCTTTGCGTTCTCGAACACGCGGTTGTGTTCGTACCCATTGATGTAGGTAACTGCTGCGTCAATGAACTGGTTGTTTGTGCTGGCGTCTCGCTTGACCATGTTGTCCACCTCAATCTTGTCAATGGAGATGTCTGGCGTTTGAATACCAATCGGTTCTTCGTCGCGTATAACGTAACCCCAGAAGTCTGACACCACTGCCCACATAGAATTGAAATACTTGTGGTTGTACGAGACATAAGTTGATTCCCATTTGCTGTTGCCAAAGATTACTGAGAAGTATGCGCCATCTGCATCTGACAAGTAGCAGTACAATTGTATCTGCGGCATGTAGTATTCGATGATGTCATCTATAGATTTGTATGGATTGGTGTGCTTGGCCTCGACAATGCGAGATCCCCAGCGAGCATCGATCATACCCTTAGCTGGTACAGTGCCGATCATATCCTCTAGCTCTTCTTGATGACCAGACAATACGCAATCATGCTCTTGCTCAAACCATTTAAGATTGAAGTCTTCAGTCCAGCTACCAAGTTGTACTGCAATATTGCGAGACAAGTCGTCTGAATCTATGCGACCAGTCTTGATCTGCCATAGCTCAAGCCAGTTACCTTGCATGATTTTTACGCAGTCGCTGCCGCCTATGAAACCTTTACGTTCCATTAAGTTCTCCTTTGTGACCATTTAAATGGCTTTCTATTTGTATACTCTACTGCATATGCGCAGCTTACTCAAGGTATTTCTTGAAGTCAGCGTGATGTAAGTCAGTAAGCTCAAGAAGTTTTTTCTTCTGTTCACCTTTAAGATATGACTCTCCAACAGGCTCGCCGTTCTTAATGCGTTTGGCTATTATTTCATACTCATCTAATACATAAGAATATTTTTTGTATTCTTTAGCGTAGTGAGGTGAGCTTGTGGCTTTGGTAATGTGTGCATCCCACACGCTGCTAGCTACAGCAGTGCCTATTGATTTAGGTTTTTTCATGGCTTGTAATACTCCGCTACTTTTTTACCGTTTGCTAGCTCAATCATATTTTTTTCCACATGAAAGCCAGAAGTTTTTAGCTCAGATATTCTAGCTGACAATCTAAAGCAGCCGTATAAATCCAATGCTCCTAACGAAGTTAAGGTATGACCTTTTTCAAGGTGAGCTTTTATCATTTTGTTTTGTGATTCCATTTGCGTTCTCCATGAATGTAAGGAATTGTTCGCCAGTCATTATGACTAATGTTTGCGGACTTCCTGTCCGTCTTTTATAGAAAGCAATGTCTCGCTTATCTAATACTGTATATGGGCTGGGGAAGTTAGACTTGTCTCTATACTTTACTTCTCCCACCAGTTCTTGCCCGAAGAGTTCGAGCTTGATGTCTCCGCTATACTCTCCTCCCAAACTGCCTGAGAGGGGTTGCCTCTTGGCTTTGATACCCGCTTTCGTAAGCCAGTCGACGAACCACTTTTCGTGGTAAGTTCCTTTGTTCTTGTTACGATTTGCCACTTGTCCTCCTCATAGCAATGAAGGCAGATGTACCAATGCTTCTCGTATGTACCGCCGCTATTGTTTTTAAGTATTGCAACGAACCAAGTTGTTTCTGTTTCGCAAGCAATGCAGTTAATAGCTTGTGCTTTTTTCAAGCTTTGAACTTAGATCTGATTGAAATGTTCTTGCGTTTTGATGGGCCTACTTTCTTTGCGTGCTCTCTCATTTCATTAGCTCTGTGTAGATACTCAATAGCATTTAAAACTTTACTTGCTGTTTCATATCTAAGCTCAGACACTAAGTTAATTGTACGGTAGTAAGTTGATGTTGGTATATCAGCTTGCTTGAATGCTTTAAGCAAAGGGATATCGCACCCCTCTGCTTTGTCTTGTAGATATTTGAGATATGATTTCATGCTGCATTAGTGCAGCACTTCATTCATCGTTGTCAAGATCTTCTGGTTCTATTTCAATCTCACAGTCACCGTTGCAGTTAAAGCAAGTGTCTTTGTATTCTTCTTCGTAGCCTACATCGACATCAAAGCCTTGCCTAATAAACCTAGTGTAAGTCAGAGTGCCATGACCGTAGCACTCTGGGCATTCAATAAGGGATGTAGTCATCAACATTTGGTATGTCATGGTTGTCCTCCCAAGCTTTGGTTGCACGTTGCAAAAACTTCTCACGATTAAAACGTGGGTTAGTTTTCTCTAGCTCATCAGCTATTGAATGCAGGTGAGAGGGCCAACCTACCATTGGCCCAATCGTGTCTGCAATAAATTCATAGTGCTGTTTACTCATTCGCATGTTGGTTCTCTTTATAAAATTAAGTTACATGTATTTAAATCCCAGCCATCCATTTCATATGCATGCTTGCTAATCTTTGCGCTTTTAAGGGTATCGTAACTTTTAAACTTATTCCAAGACAACATTATTAAGCGCATCTTATGAACTGTAGTCATCTTCTTTTGGCGAAGAGCATCTCGACTAATTAGTTCTCTGATATAATGAACAGGATCATCTTCATAATTTATCTGTCCATCCTTCCAAGTTTTAATAAACTCATCAGCTTGATTGTCGTAACCTGTTTGCTTTGCGATGTAATGTATTGCGCCTAACAATGGGTCACATCTTGTAAAAGTTGCCGCAGCATATTTAACGCTATCTATTACTGCTCCATGTTTTTCTAGAACACCATCCATTTGTGATGCTGTGAATCCAGCATGCTTTGGATGTTTCATTGCTATTAAACATAAGTGAGTAATGGTTGCAGCAAGCCCAGTGTAATTTTCAAAGCCTCTTATCTTAAGCCTATCAGAATATGATCTAGTTCTGCCGCTATCTATAGTAACCATACATTGTTCAGCTAATCCTCCAACAATAATTGTCCAAAAGGAAATGCCAGTTTCAACACAAGCAGTTAATCTTTGCTGACCGTCTAACAATATGTTTGTATTAGATGTACATATTGTATGACCGTTGTATTCAAAGTCACCGTTTATTAAATCTCTTGAATATTGAGCAACTTTAGTTTTATTGATACGCCGATTCTTACTGTTTATTTCTAGCAATTTACTTGCTTTGTCTGGCGTAATTAAGGTTAGTTCATAGTTTATATTTGGTCTATTGTAGATATGCATGGTGGTTCTCCTTATACCATATCGTTCCATTGTTTTGACTTCATTGCGCTGGCAATCTGTAGTTCACGATTGTACTTGGCAATCTCAGGCTTACGCAGATCTTGTGTGTGCGTAGCCCAGTAAGTAAGGCAGTTATATAGTGCCCACTTATTGGAGCCGAGGCTGCTGCGCTCGTCGCTCCAAATACTTAGCAAGTTTTCTAGTTGCTTTTCGTTGGTCTTGATGACTGACTGCTGGCGTGTGAATGCTTTGCAGACAGTCTTCTTAAAGAAGTCTTCGATTTGTTGTTGCTCTAGCTTGGTTTGCATCCAGCTTTGCCAAACATCTTTGCGTGATTTGAAATGCTCAAGGCCATTGATTACCTTGGCTGCTGCGCCTTCGACGTTGATCGATGCGGTGTGCTTGTATCTACTGCGCGCCACTGTATCTGGTGTAGTGCAACCATTAAGGCACCATAGCCGTAAGCCATTGGCTTGCTGAGAGAAAGACCAAGATGCATCGTAGCTATTGAAGAAGCTAACTCGGAACTTAACGTAGTCACCGACTGCTGGTTCAACAGTAAGATTATTAAATAGTATCTCACCTCTTAGCTTGCGACCGTCTTCAAGCACATCGACGCTGACTTCATAATCGTCTGATAGATCTGCTGACTTTACTCCGTCAAGAACTGAGTTGACTACATCATCGTGTGATACAATCTTGTAGCGTGATCCGTGTACGCCTAACACTTGATCGGTGTCGGTACGCACAACAGCTTGATGACCAGCAATGATATTGCCAAGCTGGTCATGGATTGGCTGTTGTTCAACGGGAAAGTTAAAGTCACTCATTGAGAAATGTTTCATGCTGCGGCCTCCCTGTCATCGCGCAATGGATTATAGTTAAAGGTTAATGCGTTGCGATCATCTGCAAACAAAGTAATGAAAGCTTGATCGCCCTTGTTGTTAGTCAGCGTTAGCTTCCTAGTCACAAAGGATTCATTGATAGTTTCATCTATTAAGATGTTGGTGATGTCGTGAAAGGACATAGTTGAATACATGTTAGTTCTCCTTGGGTTATGCCCTGCA